CTGTTCAACACGCTCGCCATACACCAGCATTGCCTGCTCCTACCCGACCTGAATTTGATATCACTCCTGATCTAAAACAAAAAGAAAAAGTTCCTGTGCAGCGTAAAGGAGACGATGAAGAGCAAGGTGTCACGGAGGCTGCACAGGGCCATACCATTGAAGCACACGGTGTTCGTGGCATGGATCGCCGCACTTGGCACAAGACTTTCCGGAACACGGACCAAATGATGGCCTGGGCTGAAAAGCATGATGCAGAGATTCTAGGCACCCGTGATCTAGAACAAGCCCGGCATCACAACTTGTCTCCTGCCCAGCAAGGTGTGGCGGAAGGCTCTAAGGAAGGCACTGAGTCAGATGCTTACGGTAACACCGGTGAAAAACACGAATGTGGTTCTTGTGATGGCACCGGAATTGATACATATGATGAAGAATGCCCAGAATGTGGCGGCAAGGGGTGGGTAAGAGATAGGGCAGCAGCAGGACCATTCAAGTCAGCAGATGAAGCCGCTGCCTGGATCAAAAAGCACAAACAAGGAATCACAGAGATGGACAAAAGTCAACCCAGTGCAGGCCGTGATACCGGTCCTCGTGAGGGGCCAGAGAAAATAGCAAAGCCAATAACAAAAGAAAAAATGGTCAAACACGCGCTTGATACGCTTACCAAATCAATGGCCAAAAAAGATGACAAGAAAAAAGATGTTAAAGAATCCAACACACTCATGATCAAACTCAAACGAGCCTTGATCCAGGAAGGCCGTGTGAAAGAATTGGCTGATGATCTCAAAACCATGGCAGACGCTGACTTCATGAAGAAATACGGCAAGGCCAAGGCCGCTATCCGTAAGGATATGAAACGAGTGGATGAGGCTAGAACTGATTATACCCCTGATGAAATGTCAGACATGCTGAGTGGTAGGAGAAGTCAAAAGCAAATAGATGCTGATGCTGAACGCACACGCGGACCAAACAAGGCTCCTCCAACAAAAGAAAGCACACATTCTCGGGCCAAACGACTGAATGAGAAATTGGCCACCGGCGATACCATTGCTTCTGGTACCGGAATCAGTCGCTTGGACAAAAAAGATATGGAACCCAAACTTGATTTCCGTACTGGACTTGATGTTGGAGATGACGACCCCGAATTTTTTGAACCCGATGTTCGGATCGGTAAGCCGGTTGAACGCTATGATAGAGAAGATGAATTCATGGCGGCATTCCAGGGCGCAGGACAACAAAACGCTGATAATTCCCGCCAGCTGGAGCCCGGCGAATTCCGAACCAATGACGGCAGGATCTGGAGGTTTGTTACGGATCCTGCTGCTGCGTCAGCAAAAAAAGAACCTCAATGGATACCTTCCAGCGAGGCTGACTCAATAGCCAGTTGGAAGGCAAATAATCCCGGCAAGTCCGCAGCGGATTGGGGACCAGCATCGATTCCAGCAGCCAGCAAGTCTTCAGCAGCCGGTGGCGCACCCAAAACAAGATGGAATGTGTTTACACACGAAATAGAGAAACTTGATCCTCGAACAGGAACCTGGACAAAGATGTCGGACGGATCAGGTGCCAATCCCAACATCGACGCTGCCACAAGAGACCGTGCTCGTGCCTGGGCAGCACAACAAAACGCACCTGGTGCTGCCTTGGCTGGTGCCATGCGTTCTTCGGGCAACCCAGTTGATACTGCAAAAAAGAAAGCGGATTGGAAATCCATCTATAATCTCAACAAGTCTATCATAGGTGATAATCCCAACTCAATCCGGCCCGGAATGAAATTGAAGATGCCCGATGGATCCGTCTATCGTGTGCAGCCTGGAGATAATCTAAGCAAGATTGCCGCAGGCCAGATCAATGAACTTAGCACCAACCAACTGGCTCGATACAAAACAGCCGCTGCCAAGGATGCCAAACAAGCCGATCAATCCGGAGATTTCAAACGCGGCGACAAACGACTCAGCGGCATGGTGCAAGCCACCAAGAAACAGTTTGACAACGATGCCAAACAGGTTGATGAAACCCGTGCTGCTCGCAGAGCACTCATGGCTAAAATTGTGAACCACCGTTGAGTTAGCCAAAAACTCTTGTGATTATCTCACACAGTTGTTATACTGTGTTTTTACTGGAGATACTCAATGAAAACATTCAACGGCGAACAGAAGATCAAGCTCACACAGATCATCAACGAAGGCATGCAGGTCATGCACGAAGTGGACACACTCAGTGCCGGACTCAATGATACCATCAAGGCCATTGCCGAAGAACTGGAGATCAAACCTGCTGTGCTGAAAAAAGCCATCAAACTGGCACACAAAGCCGAATTTGGCAAGGCCAAACAAGATCACGAACAACTGGAAACTATCTTGGAAACTGTGGGCAAGACTCTGTGACCATTGAAAATTTGGAGATTTCCTGGAGAGATCAATGGCACGGTGCCGAATGGACTCTTCATAATGAAACATCTAAATTTAATCATTTGCTTAGAAAAAACAAATCATCAAATCGATTATACTCAGTGTTCATTGACGCAGTCAATCTAAATAACGTAGCAGAACTGTGCAATAAATTTAAGAAAATTTTTCTAATAACCGAACAAAATTTTACTAGATTACCGGGTAATATAGAATTATGCAAATTGCCGACGGAGTTTTATGGGTGCTATTATAGTGAACAAATTCCCAATGGCCAACCTATCGAGAAAGATTTCAATTGTTTTATAAATCGATTAGATCCTATTAGGCAAAGTTGGTTCTATGTGCTATATGATCGAAAATTTTTGGACAGAGGATATGTGAGCTTCAATGCCGAAATAAGAGCAAATCAACAATATCCTGGCGATACATATCAAGAAGTGGTTGAGTCATATCACCGTGATTATCTATCCAGTTTTGATAATATCAAAAATGAGATTACCTCAATGGTTCCTTTTAAAAATTTTGTCGACAATAACGATTTGTTTTCAATTACATTATCGACAAAATTTAGTATAATATTAGAAACTTATCCCGAAAGAACTGACGCAAAAGTATTCAGCGAAAAGATATTCAGATCATTGCAACTGCCGAGACCATGGCTACTATTTGCAGCAACAGGATGTGTTGACAAACTAAGATCTCTTGGATTTGATGTTTATGATGATATTGTAGATCATGGTTACGACTTGTTTGATACAGAAATTTCATATGTTGCCCGGCAAGAATCTATATTGGCTCAAGCAAAAGATTTATTAGATCTAAAAATGACACCGGCACTATTGGGTCGTTTACAACAAGGAGCCGATCATAATCGAACGTTATTATGTAACTGGTATTCCAACTGGCAACAACTGTGCTTGACACATATTCAGGACACCTTTGTGAAAGCAATGGAGCATCAATGACACAATCCTTTGCCGAATGGCGGATCAGCATATCTGATTATGCGCGAGCAGATTTTCGTTCATATCCTCTGCGCTTTTGTTTGGAAGTGATAGGGTGGGTAATATCTCTAGGGTGTAGTCTGACCTATGCGATCACTGTGCCCAACTTGCCGTTCATTCCATTGTATATGGCATTTATCACCGGATGCTTGATCATGTCGTGGTGTGCTTATACCCGCGGCAGTTTTGGCTTCCTAGGAAACTATCTGATACTAAGTATAATCGACAGCGCAGGGCTGATCAAATTGCTACTACAAAGTAATTGAGAGTCGTTCACTTTACGAGCATGAATCACGGCAGACCAGCCATAATTGGAGATAAATGAGTTACGTTGACGCACTTTATGATCGAGCACACGATCGCATACATGTTGTTGAAAGGATCAATGGCGAGAGAATCTATCGCGAATATCCAGCCAACTACGTTTTCTACTACGACGACCCACGAGGCAAGTTTCAATCAATCTACGGCACACCTGTAGCAAGATTTTCTTCAAAAAACAACAAAGAGTTCCGCAAAGAAGTGCGGATGCACTCCTCAAAGAAGATCTATGAGAGTGATATAAATCCCATCTTCCGCTGCTTGGAGGACAACTACAAAGGTCAAGACGGTCCGCGGCTGCACACAGCATTCTTCGACATTGAAGTGGACTTTGATCCTGAACGCGGATTCTCGCCGGTAAGCGATCCATTCAATCCGATTACAGCAATCTCCATCTATATGGATTGGCTGGATCAGATTGTGACCTTGGCTGTGCCACCACGCCACATGAGTATGGCAACCGCCCAGGATATCGCCGGTGAATTTACCAACTGCTTTATGTTTGAGCAGGAAGCGGACATGCTGAAATCATTCTTGGATCTAATCCAGGATGCAGACATCCTCACTGGATGGAACTCAGAAGGATATGACATACCTTATACTGTGAATCGAATTAGCCGGGTGCTATCTAAAGATGACACACGGCGCATATGTTTGTGGAATCAGTTTCCTAAACAACGCATGTTTGAACGATTTGGTGCAGAGAACGAAACCTTTGACCTAGTGGGTCGTGTGCATATGGACTATATGCAACTGTATCGCAAATACACTTACGAAGAACGTCACAGCTATGCTTTGGATGCCATTGGTGAATACGAAGAGATTGGTCGCAAGACTGCATTCGAAGGCACCTTGGATCAACTTTACAATCAGAACTTCAAGACCTTTATTGATTACAATCGCCAGGACACAATGTTGATAGGCAAGCTGGACAAGAAACTGCGTTTCTTGAGTCTAGCCAACACACTGGCGCATGAAAATACCGTGCTATTGCAGACCACAATGGGTGCAGTGGCAGTGACTGAGCAGGCCATCATCGTGGAAGCTCATGAGCGTGGTATGGTAGTTCCCAACCGTAAAGAAAGACTCTCAGATGAAGATACACAAGCTGCAGGTGCCTATGTTGCTTATCCCAAAAAAGGCATCCACGAATGGATCGGTTCAATCGACATCAACTCGCTCTATCCCAGTGCTATTAGGGCCCTCAACATGGGGCAAGAAACCGTTGTCGGTCAACTTCGGCCTATAATGACTGACCGGCTGATCAAGGACAAAATGGCCCGAGGAGACAGTTTTGCTGCTGCTTGGGAAGGATTGTTTGCCAGCCTAGAATACACAGCCGTGATGGAACAACAACGCGGCACTGAAATCACTATTGATTGGCAAGATGGTTCAGAGACCATACACTCCGGTGCCGAGATATGGAACATGATCTTTGATTCAAATCAGCCTTGGATCCTCAGTGCAAACGGCACCATCTTCACATATGAGAAAGAAGCAGTGATTCCCGGCTTGCTCAAGCGTTGGTATGCAGAACGCAAGGACATGCAGAAGAAAGCCAAGGAATACGAAGGCAAGGACGATGTGCAGTTTGAATACTGGGATAAACGACAACTGGTCAAAAAGATTAACTTGAACAGTTTGTATGGTGCTATCTTGAATCCAGGTTGCAGATTCTTTGACAAGCGTATCGGTCAATCAACCACACTGGTAGGTCGCTCTATTGCCAAGCACATGGATGCGTATGTGAACGAATGCATCACAGGCGAGTATGATCACACAGGTAAAAGCATCATCTACGGTGACACAGACTCATGTTACTTCTCAGCGTGGCCCATGCTGGATAAAGAAGTTGCAGAAGGTCGAATGGAATGGTCTGCCGAGACCTG